TCTCTAACACTACCATCGGGCAAAGCTCCTAATACCGCATCGTACAGTACTGTGTCAACGTACCTCTTTGTAGTTGGTTCATAATCTGAACTTGGTATAAACGCTAAAGTGTTGTCTAACTCTAAGACATTTGCTTTGTCAGCCTTTGTGCCTATTTGCCCTTGTAAGCCGATTATGTCTGTGTCATTTGTGTCTATTTGCCCTTGTAAATTATTATCAAGAGAGTCCACTTCCGTCTTAGTATAAGTGGTTGCTTTGTCGGCTTTATTATTTTGAAGTGCTAATATATCTATGTCATTATCCGCTATTTCGTTATCATTTGCATTTATCTGACCTTGTAAACTAATAACATCATCATCATTTGTGTCTATTTGCCCTTGTAAATTATTATCAAGAGAGTCCACTTCCGTCTTAGTATAAGTGGTTGCTTTGTTTGCTTTATCAGTTTGTATACCTAAAATTTCACTGTCATTAGAATTTATCTGACCTTGCAATTCTATTATGTCATTGTCGTTTCCACCTATTTGCCCTTGCAATCCGTTTTCAATGTTATCTATTTCTGTTTTTGTGTATCTTGTGTCAATGGTATTGTCTAATCTGTTTTTTAAACTTTCAATTGTTTCAACAGGATTTATATAGTAATTTGCTTTACCAGTAATTAATCGAATCATTTTACTTAAAAAATCTAATGTATCAATAAAGCTTATATCACCACCTGAAGGGTTTGCTGTTGTTGCATCGTTTAATGTCATGTCTGACAATTCAATACCAGTAAATGTTTTATCTTGAATGTTATTTGAACCTATACCACCTTGATATACAATACCGCTAATAGGGTCGGTTATTTCGGCATCAGGGTTTAAAGACTTCATAACTCTGTCTAAATCACCTTCTATTGCATCAGGTCCAGCGTTATCAAGTGTTTTATCACCATAATTACCACTAAATTGTCTGCTTGGTTTATATCCATCTTTTGTCGCCATATACTATTCACCTACCTTTATTCTAATAAGTTTCCTTCATTAATTCTTTCACTTTCGTGTTCAACTTTTAATATTTCATATTCGAATCCTACTGCATAAAAAGTTATTGGGTCATCTAAATTATAATTTTTAATTTCAACATTGAAGTAATTTGCTTTTTTCTCTATATATGTGTTCCTAATAATCATATCGGACCAGCCCCAACGGGTTTCCCATTTTCTTATTTCCCATATTAAAGACTCGTTCAATTCAATATTGTTGAGTTCTTCAATCATATAATTACCGTTAATTCTTATATCAATCGAAGATTCTTCTTGTTCTTGTTGTTGCAATACAACAAAAAATCTTTTAAGCATCTTTGGATTTAAAAATGTGTCCATGTAATAATTTTTAGTAACAACATGTAATTCTATTGCTTTATATTCTCCTGTTTCTACATCAAAATCATTATAAATATCATCTTGTTTTAATATATAATCATTAGAAGCCATTATTAAATCTCCATTTGATTTTGATAATAATTTGTGAGTTTTCCATCCACTATATATAGCAAAGCCTTGAGTTTTCCAGTCAATAATCAATACTTTGTTATTGTAATCTAACGTTTCATCATCACAATATGCTAACATATATTTGCCTTCAAAAAACACCGCATTTGATATTGTTTTGTTTTTTATATTTTCGGTAAGTTTTTCTAATACACCTTGTGTCAACGAGTTAATCATTTCAAAAGATTGTAATGATATTACTTGATTTGATACTAAATTTATATCTATTTTGTGTATATTGTTTCTTCCTAAATATGTCATTGACATTGGTGTTATTACTAATGAATTATGACTAACGCAACCATAATTAAGTGGTAATGGCTTCCATGTCGCATCAGTTGTAACATCGACCCCTTGATAGTGATACCATCTATTAGTATAACTAACCATTAATGAATTCCCAAAATCTGCTATTGCTGTAACTTTACCCTCACTTGTTGTAGGGTATAAAATAGAAGTTGCTTTAAAAAATCCAAAATCATTAAATTCACTATAATATATTGCACTTGGATTTTCAGGATTTCCTGAAGCAAACATTCTTAATGATTCATTATGAAACGCAAACATTGTACATTTTTTTATTGGTGACATATCATTTTCAACATCATCGCTTTCATTCATTTCTTTAACAACAGTTGAAACAACATTATTAAAACTTGTAACATTTTCCCAGTCCGCTACAACTGTATAATCTTCTGTTTCCAAATTAATACTCGTTTTATCTTTTAAAGATTGATAAAATTCTCCATCAGTATCTAAAACAACATCTCCAATAATTATATCGTGTGTTCCTGATGCATTAAAATCATATGCACCCCATGAATAAATTTTTTCGTCATTGTTATCGATTATGAAAAGCTTATTACTCAAAATTACAAATTTAACATTTATTGTTGACACAACTTGTATCGCTGTAAAAGAACCATCATTATTTAATGTTCCGACTTCTATATCGCTAGTTGTTGGATGTGTTCTAACAATAACTAATCTTTCTTCTGCTCCAACTATCCATTCAGTCATGTTTTGTATGTTTCCACCTAAAGCATCGGTATTAATATTGACAGTACCTTTTCTAGTCTTGAATCCACCACGCTCATTTAAAATAACATTTTGTGCATAAAACATTTCGTTATCTTTTAATTGATTTGGTGATGTTGTATCATTCATACCTTTTCTGAAATCATCATAAAACTTCAATTGACTTTTAGGCATCTAATCACCATCTCTGCGTTCTAATTTTTTTACTGCGTTTCTCCATTCGTCTTACTTGTGTATGTGCTGTTTCTAGTAATCTATCCAATTCTTCTTTTTTTGCTTTTACAGAACTATCTTCTTCTTCATACAATCTAGCCATTTCTTGATAAACCATCCATTTAGATATTGCTGGATGATACGAAACATCTATATCAGGTATATCAGTTTCTATTGTTATTAAATCAGGAAATTTTTCAACTTCCACAATAAATATCCCCGAAGCATTGAAACAAATTTTTCTTTTATCTAATTCATAAGCTTTATATCTTTGATTAGAATCTTTGAATTTCACACTTTTAACATCTAAAATATCAGAATCTAAATCATAAAATTTAGAAGAATCTTCACTTTCGATTTCCATTTTTGATATTTTCCTTGCTGTATAATATTCAATTGGTATTGTTTGGAGAAAATTATTTGCGTGACTTAATGAAAATCCTGTTGTTATACTTCTGTTGATTTCAAGTTGAGCCATTATTCTTATTTTTTGTAATATCAACTCATCCTCACCTGTATCCTTCCGCTTAATGCTTCTGCTAAATCAGTTGCTTTTTCTTCAAACATGTCAGCATATTTTTTATCTGTTTCATCTTCTTTTCTTTTTTCTGATTCTTCTATTTTTGCAACTATTTCATCACCTCTGTGAACAGCTGTTTCTCTAGCATATCTGACTGTTCTATAATCTAATTCGTCAAATGGTACTTCAAAAGAATATGTTGATTGTCTTTGTTTTGAATTATGAACCTCAAATTTTTTTGTCCTTGCATTAAATAAAACAAAGTATCCTTCATCTAATTCTTTTAATTTTGCTGGTACTCTTGATATATGTCTTTCTATTATTTTATAGTATTTAGAACGCTTATATAATACTTTCATTGTCACCCCCAATATAATTATAAAGAAAAGGGATAGGAACAATAATGAACCCATCCCTTTTAATATTTCTTTCTATTCTTCATTCAAATCTATAAGACGTGTTTGACCACCTGGCTTATCGCAACCAATATCAGCATACATATACAATGTTGCTTCATACGCATCTTTTCCTGATACTCTATTTAAAATTGCACCATCTTTTTGCATCCAATCCCATGCACCCATTCTGTACATCTTCCAATTTTCTTTTACCATGAAGTCCATAGTATTGTCAGGCATAAATTTTTCTCTTGTTACAGGAATCTTACCAAATTTCATAACATCATATCCACCTTTGATTGTCATGTATTCAATATTTTTCTTGTAAGATAATTGATTCTTTTGGAATCCCCTTGCAACACCGTAACCAGCCATAATGAAGTCGACTTGTGAACCTAAATTCTCGTCTGCATCATCAACCGCTTGTTGCATTAATAATTCGTCAACATCTCTTAATGTACCCGAGTTGCCTAAAACATTAGGATTGAACCATTTGTTTGCACTTCTATCAATACCGTAAAGAGTATTGTTTGCTGTCATAACTTTATCAGTACCTGTTAATTCTTGATTTAAGTTATCGTGAATAGTAATAAAGTCACCAGCTTCTACTGTGACAGCTGTACCTGAAATTGTAATTTTTGAACCAATTTTATCAACATCTAATATTTCAACACCATCAGTTGCTGTGATTTTAGCATTAGAATCATTTACATCAAGTACATCAACGAATTGTCCTACTGCAAAATATTTTGTTGTTGATACAGCTAATGTGTTTAAAGGTCCTTGTGCTACAAGTGTAGCCATTGTACCCGTACCATCGCCAAATAATTGTCTACGCAAATCATTGTTTGCATCTTTAGTTAAATCTTGCATTTGATTCTTTAACAATCTTACAAAAGCACCTTGTTCATTTCTTGATGCTTTAATTGATTTACCTGTTAATGCAATAGTACCGTAAATGTTCTTTGTATCCCATTCAGCCATATCCCATTTTCTAGGACTTGATGAAGGAAGTGTTCCGTTTTCTGCTCTGTTACCTACACCACCACTTCGACCATAAACCAAAGGCATCTTAATGCTTTTACCTGATACTTCTTTTGTTGACTTTTCCATTTGTGCTAGGAAAGGTCCACTTCTTTCGTCTAATTGCTTTCTCGCTGGTTCAATAAAAAAATCTTTAAATGCTTTTTCTACCGTTGCTATTGTAGTTGTTGCCATAGTTAATTCCACCCTTCTCTAATTAAATTCGTTCATCATCATTTCTTCTGCTTCATCAAAACTTTGTGCTTTCTTCTTTGTTGCATTTGATGGTTGTTCACCTTTATTCTTCTTATTGCTAATGCTTCTTATAGAATCTTTGTTATTAACATTTTTTAAATATTCGCTAATTATAGCTTTTTTAATATCCTCATTATCTAAGATTTGTTGCTTTGTTTCATCGTCACCAAGTACAGTTTTCAACATTTCAGAGTTATTCGGCATTTTTGGTATCTCACCCATTTCTAAACTTCTAGCTATGTGATAGGCTGTTTCATAGGCGTGTTCCTTACCGTTTAAATCTAAATCCGAATTCTCCATAATATCTAACATTGTTTCGCTGTATTCAGTATAATCAGGATATTGTTCTGTGAATTCATCAGCAATTTTATTCCATTTTCCCTGTTCTTCTTCTTTGTTCTTATACTCTTGTTCTTTTTCAGTTAATGCTCGATTAACCTTCTTATCAGCTATTTTCTGTGCGATTTCACTGATGACCTTTTGAGGATTTTCATAAAGTTTTTCCATAAAATCTTCACTACTTAATTCGTCCTCAATAGTTTTTTCTTTTACTTCTTCATCCGTTTTATTATCGCCATCTTCTAAATTTTCATCCGCCTTATTACCACCTTCTTCATCTACTACCGCATTTGCTTCTGCATTTGCTTCTGCTTTTGTAGTTATTTTACTCAAATAGCTACTTCGTGCTACATTCTCTTTTGCTTCTCCTGTATTATCGCCTTCACTTTCAAGCGACTTTTCAAAATTTTTGAAGATTTCAGGCATTTCACTTTCGCTTGATTCTTCATTATCTATATTTTCAGCATCCTCGGTCACCTTTGATAGTGATTCTTTTGCTTCATTGTTTGCATCATCGTCTGTATTATCAAGGTTATTTAGGTATGCTTCAAATCCATCTTCGCTTTCTCCCCAATCGGAAGAATTAGCATCTTCAGTTGTTTCCGTTGTTGCAGTTGCTTCTGCTCCATCGCCACTTGTTTCGGTTGTTGTGGTTGCATCGGCTGTACTCGCTCCACCTTCTGCCCCTGAACCACCGCCACCATCAGCAAAGAGTTGTAAATTAAAATCATATATATTTTTTTTCATTGTTTATATCCCCCTTTGTTATCCTTGTTGTTGCTGTTGTTCACCTTGTTGTTGCTGTGCTTCTTGCATTGCCATTTCTTTATTCCTTACTATTTCTAAATGTTGCTTTCTATGTTCATTTACTATATCGAACAGTTCAGGATTTTCGTCTATCATTCCCCTAAAATCAGCACTTACCATAAAGTTTGTATGTTCTTTTAAGTGAGTTGCGTGGTCATCTACTTCCCATATCTCAACAGGTTTTTCTTGTACCATATCTAAGTTTTCTTTCTTCGCTCTTTCTTCATGTTTATTTATATCAGATACATAATTTTCCCAATCTCCAATTTCTAACATTTGGAATATCTTGGATACCATTTCAGTCGGCATATCAGGTTCAAACAATCCAGCATTCATTAAATCAAATACAAATTGTCGTCTTTGTGCTGGTGTTTCTGATAATGCTGTCTTAGAATCTATATAAACATCGAAAGAAGTAATGTCATTTGAATCCCATTCGATTAATGATACTTCATTATCTTTGCCAACATATTTTACTTTTCTTGAGTAGTCTACATTTTCTTTTATTATTCTTAATAATATTTTTCCTATTTGTTGCCTTGCTGTTTGAATATGTGATGCGGATAATGATATTCTTGTTTGGTCTTGTTCCTGCAATATACTTAACGCTACACCACTATTTGCACCAGTTGGTGCTGTTGAATCTCTTGATATCTCTGATACGCCTGATATTCTATTGAAATCCATGTGTAATGATGATTCTTCTGTATCGAAAGCATTTGGTAATGATGGATTATCCATATAGCTTGGTGCTGTTGCTCCTCGCTTATACGGTATCATTGAACCTGGTGCTAATCCTTCTTCTTCAATGAATCGTTCATCTACTGAACCTTCTTCATACGTTAATTGTCCAATACTTGCACGATTTAAATATTCTTTTTTTCTGTTTCTTAATGAGTTGTATCGTCTTTGTATTGGTAACAATCTTTCAAATATAGACTTGCCAAAGAATTCACCATTATCAACTGATTTTTGTACTGTAAATGGTAATTCATAAGTACCTTCTTGTTCGCACCAATCAGGAAGTTTTCCGTAATAAACTAATTTTTTATCTTCATCTGATTTTATTACAATTATTAATCTTCCACTTGGGTAAATCTTTGAAGGTAATTCCCATTTTTCTATTACTTCAGCACTATTTTCTAATTCTTTTGTGTTGAGTGCAAAACCATTGCCTTTTTGACCAATAGAACCCGAACCTGTCTTTGTTTGTTCCATTGATATGACATCTTGCGTTCCACCTTTTATTGATTCATCAAACATTCCAAAGATTTCATCTACATCATATACCTTTGAATGGATGATGCTTCTACATTCTGTTGCATCTTTTTTAGTAACAGAATCAGGAAATATTTCGAACGGTGTACAATATGTTAAATCTAGGTCACCTTCATGTATCTTTTTAATATATTGACCTTTAAATTGTCTTAGCTCTCTTTCAAATTCAGGTAATAAATATTCTTCCTCATCCTCTACTTCTACTGACTCATAGCCAATCACTCGACCGCTGTTATCATCCCAGCCACTTTTCCATATAACTGAACCGAGTCTTTCACTCCAAAGGTTTGCTTCTTTCTGTATTTTTTCCATTTCTAGTTTGTAAAACAATCCTTCCAACAATTTGGTTTCCACTTTAGCACTTGAAATATCTTGTGATTCCGCTGTTGCTGGTCTTACTTTTATATTAGTATCAGCACGATTTAACTTTGCTAATCTAGTTTCAAGTATTGGTGCTAATTGATTAAATACTTCTCTTTCCTCCCACCATGCGAACGGTTCAATTTCATCAATTGATTTACTCATAGTATTTACTCGCATATGTTGTTGTCCATCGATGAAGTTTAAAAGTAATCTCCATGTCAAAACATAGGGTAGTTTTTCATCTTTCCTTGATTGATAATCCTGTACCACAGAATCAATAATATCATTCTCATATTTTTCTTTTGCCATCTCATTGATGCGTTCATCTGTGAGTTCGTCATCACCCATTTCTAACACATCCATGTAACTATCATCCATACCATTAAATTTTTCTTTTTCTACATTCTCATATCCGTTTCTTTTCATCCCTAAAGCCATGTTTCACCGCCTTTCTTTTGAGATACATTATATTAGTTTCTATTAGATTTTTCTTTCTTTAATGCATTTAATGGACTCTTTCCCTCTAACCTTTTGTTATCAACACTTTGTTTATAAGGTTCTTCTAATTGCCCATATAATCTATCTAACAATTTATCGTTTATTTCTTCCAGTCGATTCTTTTCTTTGATGTGAAAGTATTTATCAACCGAATATAGTATAATTAATATTAGAATTAAAATGTAAAATTGACTCATTCCATCACTCCCCCTTCTACTTTAAGTATTCTTTTTTTAATATTGGGTATTCCTTCAAGCGTATACCAATTTGGAAATATAAGCATGTTTACATATTCTATTTCTTTTCTTTGATATTTGATTAATGTGTATTTTAAATACAATAATTTTACGCCCATCATTATATTGTTAATCATATTACTCACCAAAAATTTCTGCATATAATCTCTTGTACATTACTGTTGCTGTTGCATCTTCTCCAAACGCAATACCAACACTTTCAGCAATTTCTGCCATTTGTGTTTTTGTCAATTGAGGTTTCTCTAACATTGTATCCATAATGCTAACAAGTAACTTGTCTGCTATATCATTTGATGATTCAGGTTCTTTCGCTTTTTCTAATTCATTTATTATTTCAATTGCATCTTCAATTTCGTTTTCTAATACTTGATTTGCGGATTCCAATTCCTTGATTTCTTTATCTTTTGCTTCAATGATTTCTTTGTTCTCTCCGCCTGTTTCAAGCTCCTTAGCGTATGCATCCTTTTTAATTAGATTTTCCTTTAGTTCAGATATCTTATCTTGCATTTCTGATGCGTGTACTACCCCAGGATGATTTTTAATCTGTTCAGCGATGTAATCCTCATCATCAGGTTCATACCCTTCTAAAATAGGCTTGTAGTCGTCTGAATACTCTAAAAGATATGCATTGATTTCCTCTGCTATTTGAATTGCTTCTACCTCTGAAACACTTATTCCTATGTGTGGAAATTGTGTATCTCCTATACGGATAAATGCTTTGCCATTGCCATGATATAATTCGCTTCTTAAATTACCATTTGTTTTTCCTACATATAACAATTTTTTACTCATCTGTTCCCTCCTTTGCAACTAATGCTAATACATCATCTACTTCTACAACTTTATAATCAACTTTGCCTATCTCAATTGATACACCCGAATACTTTGGTATTGCTAAATTATAATCATTAAATTCTAATTCTGTTATATCAAAATTGTCTGATAAATACCCCATTGTTTCATTACTCGCAACAACTAATTCCACTATCTGTGGTGTTTCCTTTGTTTCTTTTCCACTTTTAGCTAATACAATTCCTGACTTTGTAATTTTAGCTTCAGAAACCCCTTTGATTACTAACTTTCCTAATGCTGGTATAATTTTCTTTAATCCAATTTCTTTCATTTTATAATCTCCTCCTAATTCTATTCGTTTTACTTCTTCTTGATGCAACAACACCTTCTTTATGCCTGAGTATCTTTGACTTTCCATCATCAAGGTCAATTGCTTTCTTTCGTGGTGCTTGGTCCATTATAAACATTGCTATTGCAAAAGATAAAATTGAGTCATCATGCTTTCCAGTTTCCGCAATAGGTTTGCCTGTGTCATCTATAATGAATGTCAACATCTCATTGAGTGTCACCAAATCATTAACCTTCTCTATGTGTTCCCTTGCTAGTGTTCTAAATTCTCCCAATATTGAATTACGATTACCACTGTTAGTATGGAAACCTAATTTGCCTTTGTGCTTATCCTTAATTGAATCAGGATTTTGACCTCTTACATAGATGTTGGGATATAAGCGTTCTCTAACTACTTTTATAGGATGCGTTGAATGATTAACCTCTATTCCTATTAAAGCGTTATTATACATATATCCTAGCATTACTGTATGGTCCGCATACAGGTCCTCATCTTTATCAATTATCAATCTTGCAACTTGATTATAATTTGAGTCCAACACTTGGGAAAAGTTCCTATCTGTGCCATCAGTTGCTGTATCGCCACCAATTGCATAAGTTTCATATTCGTTCGGTTCTATATATATTTCGACATAACCAAACGTTGAATCTACCCATTTAACAGTTTTTTTATCTATTATCTTATTCTTAGTTTGACTATCTGTTGTAAAATCATATTCGAAGTAACCTTTCCTCAATATAGTTGATTCAAGTTTCACTTCTGCTTGTCGTTCTGTTATCTTCGTATTGTTAAAGTAACCTCTACCTGATGATAAAAAAGCTTCATCTGATGTGCAAGGATACTCTTGTTTAATCATCTCTTGCTTGTCTTTCCATTTGTCAAAATACCAATATGATTGCTCTAAATCTAAACCTATTGTTTCGTATAACCAGCGACATCTTGAATATGCCCAGTTTCTCGACTGTACTTCTTCAGAAGGTTCAGCCATTTCAAGGTTTAATATGAATTCTTCTTTATCTTCTTTAGTTATGAATTCGAGTCTGTATTCCGATGTTCTCCACCATTCATAAAATATATTTTCCCAGTTGTTGTCAGCATCCCAGTACTCCTTGAAATCATTGTATCCGTTAGCTGTTGACTCTATTACTGCAAGTACGTTTTGAGTGAGTGCTTCACCTAATCCTACAAGTAATTTCTTTAATTCCATGAATCCACCTTCAGATATATGCAAGTAGTTGAGTGTTTTACTACGTCCAGCATCTTTTTTACCTGCTGTTGCAACTCTCATTTTACTGTTTAATCCTCCGCCTTCTTTATCCTTAAAGTCCAATTCTCGCTTAGTGTTGTACTTAATGGATGGCTGTATTGCTTGGGGTAGGTGGTCAAAAGGATATTTCACTTTGTCCTCAAATATTGCTTCTGTATTGTCTGAATCGTCTGCTAATGTGTAACCTGAAAAGTTCTTTCTAGTGATGGATTGCGATAGTCCGTAAGCGTTGATAATAGTAGTAACATATTAATCCGTTGTTTCTAACGGTATGGACTAACTCTTATTCGAAATATACATTCAAATCCACACGTTTCCAACAGTAATCCATTTTATCTGTTGTACTTCCTCTCGGAATAGTCTCTACACTCATTGTCAAACTAAACACTCGACAACTAGCACGAGATTGCCTACGTCTAAAACGTTTAGGTTTCCCCGTTAGCATTGCAATGCAACACACCCTGGATAGGTTAATGTGGTTTTACAAGAGCATACATTTTACCCTTGCTGTCTACCTTTCAAGATTATAAATTTAAGGTGATGCCTTTTTCCAGCTTTAAACTCTTTAGAACATCTATCTACATGCTGGATAAAATCAGTCTGTACCTCATTTAAAAAGAATGGTACAGTTTGTTGCTTCTTATCTACAACTATAAACAACATTTCGATTAACTTATATGATGCTTCTCTGATTTCGCTACGGATGTGTTTATTCTCACGTCTGTTTATATATTCAACAGTTGATTCTCTAAAACGTGTGTCCTCATCAATACTTTTATGTTTATTCCATATTTTGTGTCTTTGCTTAATAATGTCATCACATGAGTATTTAACCACTTTCTTTGATGGTTTTGTTTTGGTTGTCTTTTTCATTTTCACCACCTTTGCGATTAGGTTTATTGCTGGATTCCTTCAGCTTTACATACTTTTTAAACCTTTCTTCTACTGAATCCATCATTTATCAATACACTTATGCATCTTAATGAATTCTTCCTTTGATATTTTCCATTTACTTATAACCTGTTCGAATAAAAGCATTTGGTCTACAAATTCTTTCGTTGTAATTAGTTCATTTTCGTGTTGATTGAATAGATGTTTCCTTTGTTTCAATGCCCATTCAATTTTTTCTACCATATCCATAAAAAACACCTATCCTTTGCTACAACTAATAAATTGTTGTTTGTCATGATAGCTTTGTTTGTCATTCTTTTTGTCCAATAATCTAATGAGTTGATTCTGATATGTTGAATGCTCTCTTGCTACTCGGATATGTGATTTTAAATACCATATATAGTTTTTCTCTCGAATATGCTTTGTGAAGTCTTGATGATTGATTAAAGGTATTCTCCTGTGTTCTACGTTATAGCGTATCATTAATGCAACTTTATTAGGATTCTTAAACCTGCTTCTATATAAATGCGTGTGACTATGAAACATCGCATCCCCTTTACTTGGATGCATTCCAAATTTACCTTTTTTACGTTGATTAATTAATATCCTGCTTCCATCTCTACCACATTTTTGTATATGCAAATTCATTCACAAAATCCCTTCTCTACTGTGTTTGTCGTTAGTCTACGATTAGTATTGATACGGATTAGAATTCCCCTGTGTGCGTGTGTGTGCGTGATTCCTTTATGTTTATGTATTTGATGGGTAAGCTTATGGGATTGTAGG